CTGGTACGTTGTTAACAGCTCCTGCCATAATTTTTGTTTTTTTAATTATTATTTATTTTTGTTACTTCTTATTCTCAAACCTTTTCCACTGTTGTCACTTACTGCTCTAGCTTTAAACCCTGTATCACCAATTGATTGTGGAGTATTTCTAACATTCATATTAATGTTTTTACTTTTCTTAGAAATATCACCTACACCATCTGATTTTCCTTGCTCGTAAAAATACTGAGCAAATCTTTCAGGATCCATTGCAGCACTAAGTGCCTTGTGCCAACCTTTAGCATCAGCAATCAATCCATCGTCCCCTACATATTTTCCTATAAGGTTTTCTAGATTCATTTGCTTAGACTTCATTTCCTTTGCATCTCCATAAGAATAACCGATTTTTTTATCTCCTATTTCGAACTCAAAACCTTTGAATTCAGAGTTAAAAACCTCATCAGTTTTTCTTGAAAAATACTCATTCTTTTTTTGATTAGCTTCTTCAATAGTCTTCGATTCTTGAATATACTTTTTATATGCATCAAGTTCTTTTTGCATTTCTTCAGAAACAGCTTTCCCACTTGACTCAAGAGGAGTGCTATATTTTTCTTTGAAATCATTAAGATACTTTTTTGCTTTCGAAAGTTCTCTTTTTTTAGCTATACTTTTCTTTTTAATTTCGGAGGAATCATCTACGTCTTCATCATATGAAAACTTTTCATCCATTAAATAATGAATATCTTCACTATCTAAATCCTCTTCTGTTAAAGAATAATATTCAGCTAACACTTGGTCGTCTTGTAAATCTTCGTAATTTTTATTTGCTTTTGCAAAATCACTAAAACCTCGACCAGTTTCTTTTTTAAATTTTAAATATCTAGAAACATCTTCTGGTAAATCTTCACTTACTTCTCTTTCCGTAAATAATTCATCAATAGATGATATTTCTTTATTATATCTTTTTCCAATATATGAAAGAACGTCTTCTTCTCTTAATTCAGCAGGCTCTTCAGTTTTTAATGATTCTTCAACTTTTATTGACTCTTCAGCTTTAGGTTGATCTTCATTTAAACTTTCTTCATGCTTGTCTAAAAGATCTTTTTCTACCTCTTGAACTGATTTTTGTTCTAAAGGATTTACTTCTTTTACTTTAAATTCCATTTGATTTGATTTTTACAAAGTTATATAATTAATTTAATTTACATTTAAGGTATTATCTAGGCTCAAACTCTGCAAGATCAAAACCATCTAAGCTATCTTCATTGGATTCAAAACTAATTGGAGGTAAGTTATTTTTTCTTTGCTCTATTAATTTTGATTGCTCTGTATTGGTTTGAGATATTCTTTCAGATTTTGCACCTTCTCTTTGAAGCTCTCTTGATTTTAATCCATCTATCTCTACGCCTTTTAACTTCATTTGAAGTTGAAATTCTAAATTCATTAACTCAGCTTTTATAGCAGCTTCACCTTGCATTTTCTTAACAGAGAAAGTAGCTTTTGCTTCTTCAATCTGCATAGCTGCTTGAGTTTCCATTTGAATCTTTTGCATTGCAGTTTCTGCAGCCATTTTTTGAGATTGCATATTTATTTGACCTTGCTGTTCAGCGGCAGCGGCTTTCGCTTGCTGGTCAGCATCTTCTTTAGCTTTTCTTTTAAGTTTTAAAACTTGATTAGCTAATTTTATATTTCTAATTTCTCTAATATCAATTGCGTCTTCTAAATTTATTGAATCACGTTGAAGTGCCATTTGAATGTTTTGTTCTAACATTCTTTGTTCTTCCTCGTCTGGTTGTATTTCAATAAATATTCCAAAATCACTTAAGTATAATTCACTTATTTCTTCTAATATTCCAACATTAAACTTTCCAATTTGATTTATAAATTGTTCTTTAAATTCAGAATACTCTAACATATCTGCTATTCTACTAGATAAAGCAGTACATAGCCTTTGACTCATTTGTAACCCAGCGTCTAATATGTGTCTAGTTGCTGTATTACTACTTAGTGCTGCTAATTTCTGAAGACCTACTAATGCATATGAATCAGGTGTTGCGCCATCTCTTGCCTCATTAAGTCCAGTTACATCCCTAAGCATAGAAAGATAATGATTATAAGAACCTATTAAGCTTTGTATTTTACTTTGACCTGAACTACTGTTTAATTGTTGGATTGGAACTTTTGCTTGATTATAGTCTCCATCTTGAGTATAGCTTCGTCCAATAACACTACCTGTTTGAAAAAACATTCTAAGCGCATCCTCTGGATTATATGCTTGCCCTGTTCCAAGGTCTACTTCGTTTAAACCATCGGCATCAATAAATACACCATCTGGTACAACTCTTGAAATTACTTGCTGTAGTTTAAGATGAGTTATTTGAATTAAATCAGCAAACGTAATCATACGTCTAACTAAAGATTCTAAAGCTCCTTTATACATTCTTGGCGCACAAGCTACATACTCTGGGTATACTTCTTGAGACGCTGATTCTGGTCTAGCCATGTTTTCAGACATTTCCCATTTAAGAATTATGTTAGTTCCCATAACCATAACTCCTTCATACCAAACATCAATTGTTTTTGAAACTTTTTCAAATCTACCCTCTTCCATCATTTCTTCAGTTGGGTCGAACGTATCGTCTTTTTCAATTAATCTTTCAGCACCTGATGCATTTATTTTTTTCTTGTATGTAAAAGTTTGTGTTGTTTTATAGTTAAAAAACAAAAGAGTCACACTGTCTCTACTAAACAAACTATTGTTGTAATACTGAGCAGTGTTATTATAATCATACCAACTTTGACTGTATTTAGAAATTTCTTCCATATCTACCCTTGTCAAACTTGGGTCTATTTTTTTTAATTCAGTAATTGGAATTGTTTTAATCTCTCCCCAATAAAAACAATCAGAAAAATGAGGGTCTTCAGTATAGCTATAAACCACATTTGCAGGGTCTACATACTCTACTTTTATTCCAGCTCCAGGTTGAAAAACATTTTTACACATTGAAATACCCAAAACAGTTTGATCATAATAAATTCTCTTTTGAGTTTCATGATATCTATTACTTTCAAGAACAGTATTAATTGCTTGCTCTTCAGCTATTTCAATAGAAGGCTTGTATTTAAGTTGCATATGAAGAGCTAACTCTTCAGATGTATTTGGAACTTCTTCTTCAGATGTTGCAAAAGTATTAATACCAAAGTCATTTTGAACTTGATTCATCATGTCTTTTCCTAACATGTCTTTTTCAAGCTGCACTTGGTATTCACTTCTTTTGTCTAAAGACATTCCATCTTGAGCATAAGCGTTTACTTTAAAAACTCTATCAGCCATTCCGTTAACAACAATATCTACAAACTTTGGTATAATTGGCACAGGTGTCCAGTCTAAGTTTAAGTAACTTAAATCTCCATCAATTGCTAATTCATTTTTATATTTTTGAACAGATTGCTCTCCTCTAGCATAAAGCCTAAGCCTATGAAAATCTGCCCATTGATTATAAAACCTTCCTTGACCTCCGTCTTTTCGAAACCACTCATATTGAATAGCTTGACCTATTTGTAATCCGAAGTCATAAGATTTTTTTTCTGCATCAGAAACAAATTGACTTGGAAAACCTGTTGGATTTATGTTAACCTTTACATCTTTCATTTATCTTATAATTTGGCTACTATTTCCTTTGTTATCATATCTAGCAAAGTTAAGTTTTATTTTTGATTGTTTTTTAATAGGTTGATATAAGCTTTTTTGAGTAGCCATTATAGCTAAACCGGAACTAATAGAAGCATCAAATTTCGTTCTATTATTAATATTAAATCTTGCCCAATCTTCTAATGTCCTAGTAAAATACATTGAACCTACTTGGTCTGAATCTCTAAATGTTTCAGTTAAATCAAATCCAACATTTTTTTCTATATAAGATTCTATCGCAGCAGCATGAGCTTGTTTAATATCTTCAGAACTATTTGGTATTCCACCAAGTTCTTTTTCTGTTTGTGACAACCTATTGTACGTCCTATCAGGCCTGTTTATGCTGTAACCTCTATATCCTCTATTTTTAAAATGATATAATAATCTAGGCTTGTTATTCTCTATAAGTATTGGCATTCCATAAAAAACACATGCCATTAATATTTCTTCAAAAAATATTTCTGCAGTTTGTGGCCTAGCTACATATTCTAAAAAGAACTCGTTTGTAGGGCCTTCATCCATATGAAACTTAGTTAGTCCATGACACGCACCATTAGAAGCACCACCACCTACTGTTCCTGATATATCATAACTATCACATCCAAATGCACCCATATGCTCATTACCAGGGTAACGTATTCCATTTTTAGAGTATTGATTATTTTGCAAAAGTTTATTTGGAGTCCATGATATTAAAAACCTTCCCTTGTTGTTTGGGTTAAATATAACTTTAGTATCTTTAATGCCATCTTTCCAAGAAAAAGAACCTCTAGTTATAAATCTATCTTTTATTAAAGAATCATTATAATCAATTTGCTGATATATTTTTGTAAGATTAAATAAAGATTGCTTGCTTTCATCTCTAAAAGCATGAGACTCTGTCCTTGGAAATTGTCTATAAAATTCATTTAAAGCATCAGGATCATTTTTTAAACTATCAACTTCAGCTTCCCAATAATCTATAGCTCCTTGTTTTATATAATCTCCATCAATTCCCAAAATGGGTTTGTTAGGTGTTCTAAATACAGGCATCCCATATCTATCAATAAAACCTTCCATATTGTATTCCATCGGAATAAACAAACTGTATAATCCACTTTTTGTTTGACCATTTCTGTTTCTTTTTTCAACCTTAGAATCAAAGTATAATTTTTTACCATTTTCTCCTCCTTTTTCTAATGCATTAGCTGTAGAACCCATCATGCATTTTCCAATAACCTTACTACCTAAACGCAAACACGTTTTGGTAACCCTCCAGTTATTTAAAATATTATTCGGTTTTTCCCATTTTTTAGATTCATCATGTACAAGAAGTTTTAATTTTTCTCCATCATAACTGTTGTCTCCTGTGTTTTTCCAATCAATAGAAGTATCCAATCCTTCAACAAGGTCTTCATCTTCTATGTACATATTTTTCTTTGTAATTTTAGATGCAGGAACTCTAAAAGCTAACTCAGTTTTAGGTTTATCCATACCATCTTGAACAGGTTTAAAAAAGAAAGGATAATTATTTACTATAGGAACAACTTTATCAGTAAACATTTTTTTAGCATCTGCTCCTGTTTTAGAAAGTATTCCAAGTCTAGCATCTTTACTTATTGTACCTATGTTTGCTGATTCCTCACTTGCCATATAAGAAAAACCTGAACGTCTTATTTTTAAATAATCTTGTCCAAAACTTCTTTTATCTGCTTTACAAGCTTCCCAATGTAAATAAAAAATTCGATTAGCATCTCTATAATCTGGAAGACCTACATCTATTTTAGTCCATTGAACATACATATACTGAGACCCTGTAATATAAGTTGGAATTCCGTTATTCATAAACCAAAAACCTTCTTCTCTTCTATCAAATTCTTGTTCAATATACTCAACCCACTCATCTTTAAATGATGATGGTGTAGCATGCCATTGAAATATTGATTTTATTTTTTGTAATTTTTTATCATACTCAAACGGCTCCCAATATTGTTCTTCTTTTTTATCACTTCTAGAATATATTTTTGCAGGTGGTTTAGGGAGTCCTATCTTTAAACCTTCAATTTCAATTATAGTTTCAATTTGTCCTGTTTTTGAAATTACTATAAAATCATATTTTTCATTATGACCATAATCCCAAGCCTTAGCTTTGTTTTTATTAGTTATAACGGTTTTTGGAATAAAGTCTTTTAACTCTTTTATTAAACTATTTTGATCTTCGTTCTGCAAATCCTTCTACTGATTTTTTACTGTTAACTGAATCGTTACCTTCTATTAAATTCTTTTCTGATTCTATTCTATTTAATATCTCAAAAGCATCAAATATTGCAAGTTTCTTTGTAGCCGCTGCATTTTTTAATTTATCAGCAGCAAGCTCATCATCCTCTCCATATTTTATTATATGCTCTTCAGCTACTTTAATTAATTGCATTACAGCTTTTTCACCTGCATTTATTATTTGTAATTTAATTTGATTTACATTCATAAAACTAGTGTTATACTTTTATCAAACATTCGATAAAGCTTTTCTCCATCAACATTAAATTCATATTCACTTTCAGGTTTAAAAGAAACCTTATCTCCTTTATTAACTCCTTTACTAATTAAGTACTTATTAGGGTACTTAACCAAACCCATTAAAGGTTCATTTTCTTCGTGTGTTTTTAAGTAATTTTCTTTTTTTGGTATTGGTTTTATCATACAATATCTAGAATGAGCATTCCATTTATTATTTTTATTGTACATAAAAAACTGATCATTATCTATAAAAAACAAATCATCTTTGAAAAAACTTTTACCGCTTCTTTCATTTCCTTTCATGTCATTATAATATTTAAAAACATTATGATGAACTAATAAAGTGTCTCCTATTTCAATAGGACCATTGTAGTTTATTGGCGTTTCTACAACTATAGCGTATCTATTTGATGCTGCATGATCTTCTTTTGAAGTGCTAGTAATAAAGTCTATGTTTCCTATTTTCTTAGTACTATCATATCTTTTATTTCCTTTTGGCTTAACTATAAAATAAAAAGGTGATTTCATTCAAAGTATATATTATACTCAATCGATATAGGCATATTAGAGGTAAATTCTTTCCAGATATAAATTTCTCCTTTTTTGTTCTCTATAAAAATACTTATTGATTGACTGTTATTCATTCTTATTAAATGAATTAAATGGCTACCTCCAAGTATTTCCTGACCTACAACATAGTGCATAGCTCCACCTTTATAATCAGGACCTACTGCTATCTTACGAATATCATTCATTTAATTAAATTTAATTTATAACAAATATAGGTAAAAAAAAATACCCTTGAATAAACAAAGGTATTCTTCATGAAAAAGAAAGCGTAGGTAAGTCACCTACTAAGATATTTTTTAAAAAGTGCTTGGTATTACACTATAATATACTCTTACTTTTATTGTACCATCTCCTCCTATTAATGCT